ATTTGAAAAAATTGCAAATGAAACAGACTGGTGTTGGCGACAGGTACATAGAATACATGCTAAAGCACTACAAGCCTTTGAAGACAAATATGGAAGTGAATATCTGTAAAAGATGTCATAGAATGTCACATTACCAGCGTGGTATAGTATATCTGTAAGAAGTCACAAAGATGTTTCTTCATAAACACATCCTTATCGGAAGCACCGTTGCTTAATTGCGGCGGTGCTTTTGTTATGCAATGAGGTAAAAATATGAATTTTTATATGAATAAAGATAAGTCAATTATGTGTCCGAACTGCCATAAGTTTTTGACTAAGGCAGACAGCAAAGACACAAGAACACATAAATTAGCGTGCAAGCATTGCCACAAATGGATATGGTATGTGCCTAACGATGATGATGATTTTCAGATTAAGGAAATACCACAAAGCAGAAGTTTAAGCGGTATGACATTTTATTAGAGGTGTAGATAATGCAGACAGGAAGAATTGCTATTTATACAGGTGCAAAAGAAATAACGTCTGACAATATAATACCAATTTTGCGTGAAGCAATTTTGGAACATGATATTAATTCCAACAGAATACAGTTTCTTCTTGATTATGACGCAGGAATACAGCCAATAGTTAGGAAGAATCCAAAGATTTACAGACCAGACATTGACTGTGAGTGCTGCGATAATGTGGCTAACGAGGTCACAGAGTTTAATTTAGGCTTTAAATGGGGGAACCCTATAACACTTGTTCAGAATGGCGATAATGAGGATTCTAACCTTACAGAAGCTATAGCAGAATTAAACAGTTGCTACGAATCGCAGAACGCAAGACAGAAGCAACAGGAACTTGCAAGATATGTTGAAATCGGTGGCGTTGGATATGTCCTTATTGATGTGAATACAGAATATGAGGATGGGGAAAGCTATTTCACATATGATGTATTAGACCCAAGAACAACATTTGTTGTAAGGTCAACAGCTTATAGTGACAAGAGGGTTATTCTTGCAGGCACTTATATCAAAGACAAACATAGCGGTGCAAGATATTACACCTGTTTTACAAAAGATATTCGTTATGAAATTACGGATGGGATAAAAATCACAAACGGACCAGAAAAAGGAAAAACAAAATGGGGATTTTTAGAGAGAAGTGGGGAAGAGAATCCATTACATAAAATTCCTATTATTGAATATACAAGGTCATTTGATAGAATGGGCTGTTTTGAACGGCAAATATCTGAAATGGATAACTTAAACCTACTCATTTCAGATTTTACCAATGATGTCGAACAGAACACACAGGCAGTATGGCACACAAATGATGTTGATTTCCCGGTTGAACAGGAAACAACAGTTGATAAAGACGGAACACCACATATCACTAAAAAAGTAAGGAAACCAAAATCCGGAGAATGGATGCAGACCTACACATCAGCAGATGGCAAAACTCCAATAGTTGAGCCACTTGCAATTAATTACGATTACACAGGTATGCTTAACAATATCCAATCAAGGCGACAGATAATCTTGCAGAAATGCAATGTTCCACAACGAAATGATAATAGCGGTGGCAGTACAGGAGTTGCAATGTCAGATGCAACAGGCTGGTCACAGGCTGAAACAGCGGCGGCAAAACAGCAATTAATTACTGATGGCTGTAAAATGGAAGAAATAAAAGTTGTTCTTGCGGCTATTAAGCTGTCAAACAATGTTAATAGCAGTAATCCATTACTTAAATTAAGGGCAAGAGATGTAAAGCCTAACATTAAGCGACAAAAAACTTATGAAATGTCAACTAAGGTTAACGCTATGGCGACATTGATAAGCCACGGATTTAGTCTTAAAGATACAGTTGATGCAATTCCATTTTTTGATGACCCTAACGATGTTGTAGCAAGAAGCGGAGAAATGGTTAAGGCATATCAAGACAGCATAATTAACAAAGACACACAGAACCAAGCAGAGGGCGGAGATGGCGAACAATCGCCTAACAAAGACCGCACAATGCAAGACTTATCAGACCAGACAGAAAATAGTCCAGTTATAGATAAGAGCAGAACTGATAAATAAATTGATATTGAGCCACAGGGTAGAAATGCCTTGTGGCTTTTTATATGCCCTAGAGAAAGGGCAATACAAATATCGCAAGAAGTTGAGAGAACAACAAAAAACGCAGAAAGCAGAGGTAAAGAAATTATGGCAGATGTAACTAACACAATAACAGAACCAACAACTAATGATGAGCCACAGAACGAAGAGCAGACACCTAGCGTAGAAGAACTTATGGCACAGCTTGCTAGTGAAAGAGCTGAAAAAGAGAAGTATAAGAACGCTTCCGATAAAGCTAGTTCAGAAGCAGCTAAGTACAAGAAAGAACTCCGTTCAAAGCAGACAGCAGAAGAACAGGAGGCGGAAGCAAAGGCAGAAGCTGAAAAGTTGCAGGCTGAAAAGTTCGAGAACATGAGCAAAGAGCTTAATCATATGAAAGCTGTCAATGCTTATCAGAAAGTTATAGGCGATGGAAAAGATATTAATTCTTTGATTGAGGCAGTTGCAGACGCAGACCATAGCCTTATAGCAACTGTAATTGCCAATGAAGTGCAAAGACAGGTTAAAGAAGCTAAGGCAGAGTGGCTTAAATCAAGACCGGCTATTAATGCAGGCGGCGGAGAAGAAAGCACGATAACACAGGAACAGTTCAACAAGATGAATTACCACGAAAGAGTAGAATTCAAAAATAAGAATCCAGAACTTTATAAGAAGTTCACAGAGTAGAAAACGGAGGTAAACAAACTATGCCACAGACTAAGTTAGCAAATTTAGTAGACCCACAGGTAATGGCTGATATGGTATCAGCTAAGTTACCAAAGAAAATTAAGTTTTCGCCTATTGCAAGAGTTGATACAACACTTGTAGGCAGACCGGGAAGCACAATCGTTGTGCCAAAGTATGCGTAAACATATATGCGCCTTTAACTGGTAACAGTTATCGAAAACTCTTTTAACTGCTGGAAACTCCTAAAGAAATGTCACAACTTTAGGACAATCAGCAACCAAGACATATTTAACATATAGTTCCAAAGTATTGATATGTTGTGCAATATATGATATAATGCAAATACGGAGGAACGAAAATGAAAAGAAAAACTGATGAACAATTTAAAAAAGAAATAAACGATATATATGGCAACACATTGGAAGTGTTAGGGAAGTATAAAAACAATAAAGAAAAGATACTTGTCAAATACAAAAAATGCGGGCATTCTGAAATGAAAGCACCTATCAAGCTTTTAGCACATCAAGGTTGCGGAAAGTGTAAGGGAAAATCAATATCAATTTCAAAAACTAAAACTAAAGAAAGATACGAAAAGGATTTGAGAGGTAAAGGAATTGATTGGATTAAAGTTGTGGGAGACTACAATGGAGTTAATAGCAAAATTGATGTGATAAATCTTAAGTGCAATCATAGATACAAAGTGAATGCTGGAAATTTGTTACAAGGAAGCGGTTGTCCTATATGTCACGGAATGAAAGATACAAGTAAATTTATTGATGAAATTGAAACAAAATATCCCGGGAAATATACAATTATGGGAGAATATGTCAATAACAGGACACCTATAAAAGTAAAACATATATACGGATATGAATGGGAAGTGATTCCTAAAGACCTTTTAAGAGAAGAAAGGTGTCCTAAATGTATGATTTCTAAAGGAGAGTTGTTCATTAGCGAATATCTAAAAGAAAATGGATTAAAGTATTCTCAACAATATAAATTTATTGATTGCAAAGATACATTACCACTACCGTTTGATTTCGCTGTTTTTCAAAATGGAGAAATTAGGCTTGTGGAATTTGACGGTATTCAGCATTTTTCTAGCAGGTCAATATTTAGCTACGAAATGACCAAGAAGCACGATGAAATAAAAAATGAATATTGCAGAGAACATAACATTCCATTATTAAGAATTCCTTATTGGTGGATAAGAAACGATAAAGCTAAAAGGCAGTTAGATAATTTCTTGTTAAATATGTAAGGTTCAACGACTATCCCGAAAGGGAGTACACACAAGCGTGTGGAAATGGAGAGCAACTTTAAGATGTGCAAAAGCACATCTTTTTTTATTACCAAAAGTTGAAGATATAGTCTAATCTATGCAGTAATGTATAGCAGTTCGTTAGAGAACGGCATAGGAATTAGCGAACCTATGTGAATGTCAATGATATTGGTGACGCAGAAGATGTAGCAGAAGGTGTTGCTATGGGTACAACAGTACTTACAACATCTACAACAGAAGCAAAGGTTAAGAAAGCAGGTAAGGCAGTAGAACTTACAGATGAATCAGTGTTATCTGGTTATGGTGACCCACTTGGTACAGCTATCAATCAGATTGCTATGTCAATCGCTGCAAAGGTTGATAATGACAGCTATGACGCACTTTGCACAGCACCTATTGATTACGATGGAACAGCAGCACCTATCAGCTATTCAGCAGTTGTAGCGGCTAATAGCAAGTTTGATGATGAATCTGATTCATCACTTACAAAGATATTATTCATTAATCCAGCGCAGGAAGCCACATTGCTTAATGACGATGATTTCAAGAGCAATGACAAGTACCCACTTAATGTAATTATGAATGGAACTATCGGTTCTATTGCGGGAGCACAGGTTGTTAAGTCAAAGAAAGTTAAGTTAGTTAAGTATGAGCTTGATGATTCAACAGGAACAATCAATGTTGTAGCTGATACAACAAGCGAGGATGCAACGAATGTTCATCTTGACACAGCACTTGCACATACGCTTAAGCCAAAGGGTAAGGAAATCAAGGTAGGTAGCAAGTTAAAGGCTGTTGCAACAGAGTTCTACGCTTGCCCTATTGTTATCGTATCAGCAGAAGACCCTAACGAGGACGCAGGTGCGGATGGCGTGTCAGAAGAAGAAAATGCACTTACAATCTATATGAAGAGAAGCGTTGAGATTGAATCGGACAGAGATATTCTTGCAAAGACAACTGTTATCTCTGGTGATGAACACTATACAGCAGTCTTAAGCAATGATTCAAAGGTTGTTCTTGCTAAGTTCGGAAAGTAAGAGGTGTTTATATGTTATTAAGACGACATAAAATCAACGCCGCAAAGCAGAGCGAAGAAGTAACAGCAGATAATGTAAGACAGGAAGCTGTTTATGGAGATGAGCTTAAGTATGAGGAAGAGCAGGACAAATTCCCTGTTCAACCTACAAGCGATTACACAAAGACAGCTATTAAGCGTATGCCAACAGCGGACTTGCAGACACTTGCCTTAGAACAAGGTATTGAAAACGCAATGGAGCTTACAGGAGCAGAACTTAAAGAACTGTTAATTGAGAAATTAGGATTATAGGAGCTGAAATTATGGAATACACCACATTAGAGCAAGTTAAAATCAGACTTAAACAATTTCATATTGATACAGTCACAAATGATGATGAAACAACATCTGATGTGGTAGTGTTCGATAACAAAGAAGATAATCCAATAATCGAACAGCTTATTAAGCAGGCTACAGAAGATGTAAAGGCAAGAAGAAATTACCCCGACAGCTACACAGACGAAATGATAACCGAGGACTTAAAGAAGTTTGAGAGTGTTATTGTTAATCTGGCTGTCTACGACCATTCACAGGC